CACATCCATTGTCGAACACTATAAAAACAATCGACAACGACTTCAATGCGTTGGCGCGTGACATCGTGGCGAATGAAGGCAAGGGAATTTTCTACGCAAAGAACAAACTGGGAATGCACGACCGACAACAAGTCGAAACGCGCACCGTGGACAAGTTCGATTTCGATGTCAACGATTAAGGGGTATCGACCGCACAAACACCAGCTTGAAATTCATCAAGCAATCAACCAAGGCAAAGAAAAGTATTTCGCTTTGAACATCGGACGTCAATTCGGAAAAACAATGCTTGGAATCAACCAGCTTTTGTATTGGGCGATCAATGACCGTGGTTGCACGATTGCATGGGTAACACCAGTTTACAAACAAGGAAAGAAGGTGTTCGCTGAACTTGAACGCGCCGTGTCGAAGTCGGGGTTGTTTGAATTCAACAAATCCGATTTGAGAATCACCGGGTTCGGTTCATCCATTGAATTCTTTTCAGGTGAACGACCAGACAACATTCGTGGAAATACATTCGACTACATGGTGGTCGATGAATTCGCGTTCACGCGTCCGGAACTTTGGGACGAAGTATTGTCGGCGACGGTCTTGGTCAAAGGAAAGAAGGTCATCTTCATTTCAACACCGAAAGGAAAGAATCATTTTCACCGGGTGTGTCTTCAGCAAAACTACGACGACCGTTACCGTTATTTCCATTTCACAAGCTTCGACAATCCGATGATTGATCCGAAGGAACTCGAAGAACGAAAGCGGTCATTGCCTGACCACGTGTTCCGTCAAGAATACCTTGCGGAATTCCTTGACAACGCTGGTGGATTGTTCAAAGGTGTGTCGTCGTGTATCGGTCAAGGTGAACGAACACAACGAATGTATGGTGGTCTTGACATCGGACGCGCGGATGACTACACGGTGTTGACTATCCTGAACGAACACGGTCACATGGTTCACGTTGAACGCTGGCGTCATGACGATTGGTCGCGAATCATTGACAAGGTGGCGAACTTGATTCGTCAGTTCAACGCAATCACCACGGTCGAAGTCAACAATCAAGGTGACGTCTTTTATGAAATGCTTCACAACACGTTGCGCAACAAGGTCGTTCCATTCGTCACGACATCCAAGTCGAAACCAGTGTTGATTGAAGACCTTGCGTTGTCATTCGAACAACAAGCGATTCGTGTCAACGATGTGAAATGGTTGCTTGACGAACTTGAATCTTTTACTTATATTTACAATCCGAAAACAAGGAACGTTCAATATAGCGCACCGACTGGACTACACGACGACGGTGTCATGTCGTTGGCGCTTGCGTGGAATTCTTTGAAGAACAACAAATCGAAAGGGAAATACAATTCAATGCGATTATGAAAATAAAACTACCAGCGTCCATTCACGAATGTAAACCTGACCAGCTTGTCAAGTGGTTGTTGCTTGCCGAAGTCATCAAAGGGAATGAAGGTGACGACGTGATTCAATTGCTTGACTTTCAATGTCAACTTATTTCAATCTTTTCAGGACTGAAGGTGAACAAGGTCAAACAACTTGCAATCGACGACGTTCAACGAATGTCAAAACATTTGATTGATATATTTCGCAAATATGAATACAGCGAACCGAAAGGTGAAGTGACGGTCAACGGTCAACGCTACGTCTTTGAAAAAGATTTCCGTTTGATTTCAACCGGGCAAATCATTGACTTGAAACTAATCGAAGACGTGGCAAGTGATCCAGTTCAAGCGCTTGCGATTTGTTACATTGAAGAAGGGTTCGAGTATTGTCAAGAAGATGACCGTGGTCGTGTCTTGAATCCGAACGACAAAAGATATAAGGTGTTCAAAGAAGAATTTAACGGTGAAGAATTCTTGAATTTCTTCGGTTTTTTTTTGCGCGAATCAGTGAAGCGGAATCACGCTATATTAGCGATCCAGACATTGCGGACGATGACGATGACCAAGACGATAAACGACAACCTGAAGACAACGAATGGTTCACGTGGACGAAAATCCTTCACCGACTATCAAATGAATTTCGAAGACCGATTGATGAAATCACTCAACAACCTTATGTGAAGACATTGTTCTGGATGAATTACTTGAAATTGAAAGACGAACAAGATTACATAATAAGAAAACAACAATCTTCGCGACATGGCTGATTTCGATTTCCTTGAAGATTTCGGTGTATCGGTTGCCGAAGCTGAACAACCACAAAGTGTTTACGAAAAGTTCATTCTTGATGTAGGGAACAAGGTCACGACTGACCTTCGAAAATACATTGAAGAACACGCAAAGAACACTGGCGCGCTTGCACAATCGGTTGTTTACTTTCCGACGGGTGCGTTGTCCTTTGAAATACAAGCTGACAATTATTATAAATTTGTCGACCAAGGTGTGAACGGAATCGCAACGAATCATTCAAGTGTGTTTTCATTCAAGACGCCGTTCGTTTCTTATAACATGGCGAAGGCAATTCAGGAATGGAAAGGAATGGACATGTCACACGCTTTTGCGATTGCTTCGAACATCAAACAACGTGGATTGAAACCGAAGGAAATAACTGAAAACGTAATCAACGACAAGGTGCTTGAAATGATTGCGAAGGACTTGACCGAAATCACTGGATTGACGTTTGAAATCAAATTCACAAAGACAACTGAAAAATGGCAATAACAATCACACAACAACCACAGTATTTTCAACCAGCTTGCAATCCTTACGTGTGGGTATTTGAAAGCGACCAAACCGCGCAACCGAACTTCAGCTTTATTGTTGAACTTTACGTCGGTGGTTCACTTGTGTCAACACACCAAGTGTTCAATGAATCTGGCAATTATGCAAGGTTCGACGCAAGCGGTGACATTCGATGTTTACTCACAAGTGAAATGGTGACGACTGGCGCGTTGCTTACTTTTTACGATCCAGCGGTTGACGTGGTAAACATTCGTGTTTACGAAAAGTATGGTACACCACCAGTGTTGTCAGGAACGTTTGTGACTGGAACGGTGAACCGCGCATGGAACGCTTCGCTTCGACATCCTGATTTCATTGCTTACAATTACCTTGATTACATGGTGTCAAGGACGAACACGAATTCAGGGAACATTCTTTTCTTGACTGACTTTCCACGAACACGAAAGTATTTCGTCGGACTTTACGAAAGCGCGTTCCTTACTTTTTTAAGTAGGTCAAAACCAAGCGTTGATTTTTATCTAAAACTTTACGACATCAATGGAACATTAATCACCAGTTACACAAACACGATTGGTGTTGGTGACTTGAACGTGATTGATTGTTCACCACAAAATTTGATTGCGAACACATCGGTCACATTGCTTGACTTTCAATCGTGCGCATATTTCACCATTCGCGTTCAAGGTCTTGACGCTGGCGTGAATTCAGGATTCACCGAAACGTTCACATTCTGGATCGACACGGAATGTCACCGCTACGACACACACCGACTACACTGGTTGAACAAGCTTGGTGGTTGGGATTCATTTACCTTCACGCTTGTGTCAACGAATTCAACCAAGGTCAAGACATCCGAATATCAACGTGAACGTGGTCAATGGAACACGGCTGGAACGGCTTGGGAATATACACGATATCATGGTGAACAAATGGCGTTCAACAAATACGCAACCGACACAACCGTTTTGAATTCCGACTGGATTCAAGAATCACTTCAGCAATGGTTGGTGCGTGACCTTTACGAATCACCGAAAGTTTACCTTGAAGTGACACCGGGCGCGTTCGAACCAGTCAAGGTCACGAATGAAGATTTCACATTGAAACAAAGACGCGTTGACGGATTGATTCGTGAAGTCGTGAACCTTCAAAGAACATACACATACAATTCACAATTGACTTAATGGCTGGCGAACTATACATAAACAACCGATTGATTGACATCGACGAAACGTTGCCATTCCCGTTGACGTTCAACATTGCTGACATCCGCGATGTGTCCGCGCGTAAAGGTAACAAGTCGAAGACAATCACGATTCCCGGAACGAATTCGAACAGCGCAATTTTCCGTTCCATTTTCTTGTTGACATATACCGACGACACGACCGACACGAATTCAGCGTTCCTTGACTTCGATCCTTCAGTCAAAGCAACGGCGCGATATTACAACAACGGAATTCTTGAATTCAATGGAATCGCACAACTTCAGGAATGTAAACTAATCGACGGAACTTGGTCATTCGATTTGACCTTGGTGTCCGACACGATTGACTACATTTCCAGAATGAACAAGGTTAAAATTAATGAACTTGATTTCAGCGAATTCGACCATGCGTTGACAATGGCGAATCAATTCGAAACGTGGTCAGGATTGAATCAAATCAACGGTGTGTCAACATCAATTCAAACTGGTTCGGACTGGGACGGTATCGGTTACTATTATGGCTTGATTGATTACGGTTATCGACACCACACGCAACGCGACCGATTTGATTGTGACGAAATTCCAGCGCAAGTTTTTGTTTACGGAATCTTGAAGAAGCTTTTCGAATACGCTGGAATAACTTGGAATTCAACATTCCTTGAAAGTCAAAGATTCAAGAAGTTATTAATGGCGTATTATGGTGGGAACTTTCCGACGATTTCGCCGTCGCAATCCACGAACGATTCGGTTTTTTCAAATGAGAATAACAATGCTTCAGGATTCATAATCAACGGTTCAACGAACGCGACGAACAATCTTGTGTATTGGTCGGATGTATTATTGAACGACGTGGTCGATGTGACTTTGATTAGTGATCCGATTGGACAAACAACTTCGACAACGCCGTTTGTTATCAACGCTGGAACGACTGGAATGTACACGGTTGAATACAAAGGAAATCACCAGTTCGATGTCACCTTCGACCAGCTCGCAACGAATTACTTCGCTTTTCAATTGCGCTTGACCATTTACAAAAATGGGGTAAACATTGCACAAGACGTGATTTATCAAGGTGTGTGTGACAACGTGGTCGGTAACTACACGAACAACTTCACATTCAACTACACACGGCAAATAAATTGCGCAATCAACGACGCGATAAGCTTCAAAGTGACAATGATTGTTGACACGGCTTCGTCAACCATGACAAGCGTTAATAACATAACACGAAACATTTTGGTCAGTACGTCAGGAACACAAGTCAATTTCATCAAATCAATTCAAGAACTTGCACCGGGCGGAACGGTATCGGTTGCTTCGTTTTTGCCTGATATGACTGGTGACGTTTTCTTCAAAGGATTGATAACGATGTTCAACTTAATGGTCAAACCAGCGACGGACAATCCAAGCGTTTTGGAAATCGAACCGTTGTCGGAATTTTACACGTCGTCACAAGACGCGCTTGACTGGACACAATTGGTTGACTACTCACAAGAATTGAATGTTCAACCGACAATCAACTATGCGTCGAAGGAATACAATTTCAATTTCAAACAAGACGGTGATTATTGGAATGAACAATATCAAAATGAATTCCTTGACAATTACGGTGAATTTCAAATCTTGTCACAATCACAATACGCGACGGATGTTACAAATATGTCATTGCCATTCAGTCAAAAACCGCTTGTCGAAATTCATCAAGATTTGATTGTTCCATGTGCTTATCAAGTGAATCTTGATTCCGTGGGGAATGGTCAAATCGTGCCGAAAAAAGGTAGTTCGTTCATCGTGTACGTTGGTCGATTGCGTTCAGCTAACTGGACATATCACGATGAATTCAACAATCCGCACAACCTGAATGATTATGCTTACGTCGGTCACCTTGACGACATCGATGTTCCGACATCGGACTTGAACTTCGGTGTTCCTGAATACGTTTACTATCCGACGACGGTGTACACGAACAACAACTTGATTCAATATCACAACACATTCATTCAGGAACTTGTGTCGCGATACGGAAAATTACTAACGTGTTACGCGAAGATTGACACGTCAATAATCAACACGCTTGATTTCCGCAATCTAATCAACATCAATGGCGTTGTGTATCGTTTGCAAAAGATAAGCGACTACGATTCAACAAAAGAACGCACAACACAAATTGAATTGTTGCGATTGATCCAAGGCGAAGGAACACCGATTGAAGAAACATTCGAAACCGAAGGTTCAACACCTTCACCGATTATAACCGAAGTAAACAATAACACAATAATAAGAGAACAATAGCCATGTCAAAGATTAAAATAAGCGAATTGATTCCGAAGGACGCGCCGTTGTCCACAACCGATTTGTTAATGATTTCACAAGAAACACCAGACGGATTCGAATCGAAATCAATCACTGGTGCGGAAATAATTGAAAGCGCACAAGAAGGATTGCAACGAACACTTGTTTCAGGTGAAAACATCAAGACCGTGAATTCAACATCGTTGCTTGGTTCGGGAAATATAAACGTTCAAGCAAATCCAAGAACATTCGCAAGTGTTAACGGTTCAAATTTAACTGGAACGTCAAATCAAATAAGCGCTTCGGTGTTGATTTCTTCAGGAACTTTGGTCGCGAATAATACAATTTATATCAAGGGATTCTTGAATAAAACCGCTGGAACAACAACTTCGACACCGCGCTTTTATATCAACACCACAAATTCATTGACGGGTGCGACTTTGTTGGGCGCTGGTCAAGGCATGGGAACAAGTGTATTTTTTCAAAGATTCGAACGAAACATTTTTTTTGACGGAACAAACTTGAATGGATTCAATTCGGCAACTTCGGCGGCAAACGATTACACGTCGAGCGGAATTACTTTGACTCCATTCAATCCAGCAACTAATTATTATTTAATTTTTGCCGTTCAAAATTCAACAACCACACCTGACAACCTTGGGTGGAAAAGATTAATAGTTCAAATTTATGATTAATATAACTACCATTCAAAACGGATTTATCATGAATGAATCCGAATTCCATTTCGAAGGCGAAGCGGAAATTTTAAGCGAAACACAAGCACATGTTCCGACGGATCGTGGTGTGATATTCATGGACACGACCATGACAATCGACAACGAATCATTCAATAACATAAACGACTTTTTAACGAAGCTATATGGCAAATAAAGAAGCGGTTTTCACCGTCAAGGTCAACACTGGAAATTCGGTTCAAGACCTTCAAGACACCGACAAGGCGGTGAATCAACTTGGTCAGGATTTACAAAAGACGCAAACGACCGCGAAGGACACAAGCGGAATGGACGCCTACGCACAAAAGCTTGCGGAACTTGATGCACGTCTTGACGCTGGTGGTTTATCAATGCGTGAAATGACGCAATTGATGAAGGAATACCAGACGGTCGCTGTTCAAGCTGGAACTGAAACACCTATCGGTGCGCAAGCTATTCAAAGCGCTGGTGCTTTGAAGGACGAAATCGGTGACATCAAAGCGCAAACAACCGCGTTGTCATCGGACTTCGTTGGTCTTGACACGGCAATGGCTGGAATATCAACCGGGACGGCGGTGTTCCAAGGTATGCAATCGGCAATGGCTTTAGCTGGTGGTGAAAACGAAGAACTTGTTCAAACAATGGTCAAGCTTCAAGCGGTTCAAGGTGTGGTCAATGCGGTTTCAACCGTTGCGAATAACCTTAATAAAGAAGCGATTCTTGGAATTCAAATTAGAAATAACTTGACCAAGATTCAAAACTGGTTGATGACTGGTTCAGCAAGCGCAACGGCTTTGACGGCAACGGCTTCAGGCGGACTTGCAACGGCACAAGGCGCGGTTGCGGTTTCGACTGGTGTCGCTTCAGGTGCGATGAAAGCTTTTCGCGGTGCTTTGCTTGCGACTGGAATCGGTGCGGTGATTGTGTTGGTTGGTGCTTTGGTTGTTGCCTTCGAACAAATGGGTGCTGAAGCGGAAAAGCAATCCGCGAAATTAAAAGCGCTTGAAGATTCTATTGAAAATCTTGGGGGAATTCAACAATTCGAAGCGGACTTGTTGACCACGTTAAACGAACGCGCCATTCTTGAAGCAAAACTTCGTGGTGCTTCGGACAAGGAACTTTTGAAAATTGAAAAGCAAAACACAAAAGCACGAATCAAACAACGTTACGAACACTTGAATGAAGTCATCAAGACGAATAGCAAAATTGTAAACAATGAGAATTCAACCAGTGAACAATTAAAGAAGGCACAAGATAAGATTTCGGCGGCTCAAACGGAACAAAGGACTTTAAGCTATTCAATTCAAAACGAAAAAATAAAATTCCAACTTCAAGACCAAGAAATCGCAAAGAAACAAGCTGAAGAAGCTGAAAAGAATCGTGAAAAAGCAAAACAAAACGCGGAAAAAAGAAAACAAGAACAACTTAAAATCCGTGAAGAATTACTTCGTGCGCTTCAAGAATCAATGAATCGTGAAATGGAAATCCGTGAATCACTTGAAGACGTAAAGATAAAATTTATCAAGGACGAAACGGAACAATCAATCGAATCGGTCAAGGAACAATACGGTGACTGGCGTGAACAATTCATCAAACAATCCGCGAAAAAAGAAATCGACGCGCTTGATGAAAAATTCAAAACTGGTAAAATGTCGGAACAACAATATCGAACCGAACTTGAAACAATCATGACTGGTGCGGTTGATAAGATGACAACGTCCGAAAAAGAATTGATGACCGCGAAACAACTTGAAATGCAAGCGGACATTCAAAAGATTACTGATGAAGCGACAACAAGGGAACTTGAAAAGCAAGCGGAAAAGGAAAAGAAAAAACTTGAATTGCTTGACAATTACAAACGATCCGTGAACGACGTTTATCAAAATGAATTGCTTGATTTCGAAAACGCGCAAAAGGATCAAATCAAAGCGTTGAATGAAGCACATCAACAAAAGCTAATCACGGACGAAGAATATATGAAGGCGCAAGAAGCGCTTGAGAAACAATACGATGACAAGATTGTCGAATTGAATAAAAAGAAAAACGACGCGATTGAACAAGCGAATAAAAAGAAAAATGAAGAAGCGCTGAAAGATATTGAAGCGGTGCTTGACACGGCTGGAAAGTATTTCGACGAAATTAAGAAGGTCAACGAATTATTGAACCAACTTGACCAAGTTCGTTTAGATAAAATCACAAAGAATCGTGAAGATGACTTGACAAATCTTGACGCGAAAATGCAAGCGGAATTGAGCGCTGAAGGATTGACCGCGGAACAAAAGAAACAAATCGAAGAAAAGTTCGCACAACAAAAATATCAAGTTCAACTTCAAGCTTATAACGAAGAAGAAAAAATAAAGAAGGCGCAATTCAATCGTGACAAAGCAATTCGAATCGGTCAAATCGCAATGGACACGGCTGGCGCAATTGTCAAAGCGGTGTCCGCTTCACCAACAACATTCGGGTTGCCGTGGTCGGCTTTTGCTGGTGCGCTTGGAATTGCACAAGCTGGAATCGTGGCGTCACAACAATACAAGTCAGGAAAACCGCCGACAATGCCGTCGTTGTCTGGTGGCGGTGGTGGTGGTTCTGCAACTGGTGCAAGCGCGTCTTCATTCACTTCGTCGAACACTGGAACGTTCACCGCTGGATTGACTGGTGGTCAACAAGGTGAAACCACAACGACAACACCAGCGACACAAGTGTATGTCCTTGAAAGCGACATTTCATCAACGCAAAACAAAGTTAAGCTTCAGGAATCCAAAACAAGTTTTTGATCCACGAACGACCGCGCGTTGTTAGGAATGAATCGGACGTGGAAAAGCAACCATACGTTCGAAGCAATTCTTCAGCTTTGGGAATGTTGTCTTTTGCAAGCTTGACGTTGTCACCTTTGCGAATCAATTCGGGCAAGTTCATGTTCAGGTAAATTGATTTAATGAAATGGTTGTATCGTTGCCATTCAATCAATTCAAAGATTTCAAGCAACTTGTCCGAATCCATTAACACTGGCGAATGTGTTTCGAAATTCCACAACGGGCGTTCATAGTATTTCAAGAATTCAATGGTGTTGAACATTGCTTCACGGTAGTGTGACGGATGTCGTGGATTCAATTCGAATTCACCGATATGAATCGGAATGTCGGCGCGAAGTTTTGGCGTGATATAAAAGTCGTCGTTCATGTAGATGAATGAACCACCACGTTCACGCGCAAACGTCAACATTTTGTTCGTTACGTCCGAACCACGAATGTTGTTTAATTGCGGACATGGAATGTTGTCAATGGTCGCGACCTTGTCACCAACGGTCACAATGTGCGCTTCAGGAAAAGACATCCGAATGAATCGGATTGATTGTTGAATGTCGAAGTCGTCACGACCACGACGATAAGGGAATACAAATGTCATCGAACAAATTTACATATTATAATAACATGAGAAAAGAATTACCAGTTTACGAAATCATGATTGACTTGGACGATCCAGAAACAACCGTTTCATTCAATTCCTTGGTTGAATTTCCAGCGCACGAAAAGAACTTCGAAATGTTCGGAAAAAAAATAAAGTACGAATTCAACGAAGAACAACAAGTGATCACCGGAATCGCCATTTCAGCGGACACACCTATTTACCGATACGACGAACAATCAAAAGAAGAATACTATGTCGTGTTCACGAAGGACGCCATTCGCGACATCGTGCTTGATTACGCGCGTCGAAACAATTTCAACAACGTGAATCTTGACCACAATCCACATAAGGTCGTTGACGGTGTGTTCATGATTATGAGTTACCAGATTGACAATGAACGTGGATTCACCGCACCCGAACGATTCAAGGACGCGAACGACGGTTCATGGTTGGTGTCTTACAAAGTTACTGACAAGGCGTTGTTTGAAAAAGCAAAGAACGGTGAATTTAATGGATTCTCGATTGAAGGTGTTTTCATGTTGCTTGAAACGGACAAGACCAAGGAATCCGAATTCGAAGCAATCTTGAAAGAAATTGAATTGTGGCGACGCAACATCGAAAGAATCCGAATGTTCAATGACTATCCTGAAGCGGTATCGAACAACGCGAAACGTGGAATTGAATTGAATGAAAAGCACGGGAACAAATGCGCCACAAGGGTTGGTCGTTTACGCGCAACCACGTTGGCGAATCGTGACACCGTATCGGTTGCCATAATAAAAAGAATGTATTCCTATTTATCACGCGCCGAAGCTTATTACAACGAAAGCGATGAAAGCGCTTGCGGAACAATTTCATTCTTGTTGTGGGGTGGCAAAGCTGGACTTCGTTGGTCCGAAGCCAAGCTGAAGGAACTTGGTGAAATCTAAATTTTCGAACAACTTTACATAATATAAAAAACACAATATGAACGCTTACGAAAAAGTAATGAACGAACTTGGAAAAATCAAATCCATGTTTGAAACAGCAACCGAAGAAACGGTTGAAATAACCTTTGAAACGGCTACTTTATTAGACGGTGAAACGACCATTGAATTCGAAACGCTTGAAGCTGGTCAACAAGTTTTCATCGTGACCGACGAAGGTCGAATTCCAGCACCTGAAGGAACACACGCACTTGGTGGCGAATACACTGGTGTGACAATCACCGTTGACGCTGACGGATTTATCACTGAAGTAACTGACGAACGTGGAACTGAAGAAGCACCAGTCGAAGAAGCACCGGTTGCCGAATCAATGTCCGCTGAAGAAATTGAAACAATAATCAATGGAAAGCTTGAATCAATCACAACTACTTTCGAAGCGGTTGCGGACATGATGAAAAGTATTTCCGAGGAAAGTTCAAACCTTCGCAACGAAATTGCAACGTTGAAAGCTGACTTCGAAAGCTTCAAGGCAATGCCGTCAAGCGAAACAAAAGAAAGCGAAAAATTTTCGCGAGCTGGCAACTTGACTGCTAAACAACAATTTTTGAAACAATACAAAAACCTATAAAAATGTCTATTAAAAAATACGTTAAAACAAACTTCGACTACAATGTCGCTGGTTTACAACCTTACGTTGACGAACAACGTGAAGATTTAATTCACCGTTCCGTAACTGAAGCACAAACACTTTCTTATATTGCGATTCAACAAGGAATCAAAGGAAGTGAAGAATTAAAGTTATTAAACGATTCAATCGTTTATCAAACGGGTGATTGTTCAATGTCTCCTTCAGGTGACACAATCTTCACGGATCGTGCAATTTCCGTTGAAACAATCGGTTACTTAAAAAGATTTTGTCAAAAGGACCTTGCTGGATTCTGGACACAACTTGCGCTTCGTCCGGGTGCAATGGCTGAAGACAAAACGTTACCATTCGAGCAAATCTTGATTAACTATTTATTAGAATTACACGCGTTCGAATTAGAAAAATTAATCTGGCAAGGGAACAAGGCGAGTGGTGCTGGCAACTTGGCTTTCATGAATGGATTCAATCAGTTCTTGACCGTTGCAAATGGTTGTGTTGACTTGAACACTTCAGGTGCGACGTCAATCGACGCAACCAACGCGTTTGATATTTTCTACGAAGCGTTTACAAACACACCGTCAAACGTTGCTGAAGGACAAGATTTCATTTGCTTCACTGGTCGCGAGAATTTCAACTTCTTATTGAAGAACTTGGTTGACTTGAACCTTTATAACTACAATCCTACACAAATCGCGACATTGAGCGAATTGCTTTTACCGGGAACAAACATGAGAGTAGTTAAAGTTAACGGATTGAATGGAACGACAAAGATATACACTGGTCGCGCTTCACACTTCTTCTTCGGAACTGACCTTTCAAGTGACTTCGAATCTTACGATTTATGGTATTCTTTCGATGACGATGTGATTTATTTACGTTCTAAATTCCGCGCTGGTGTTCAAGTACCATTCTTGAACCAAGTGGGAACATTCGAAGGTCTATAATAACAACAAAATTAACGGCGCGTTTCGGCGCGCCATTTGTTAAACTTAAAAAATAAAAATCGATGTCTTGCAACATGACAATAGGGTACAACGACAGAACGTGTACCAACGGAAAAGGCGGAATCAAAAGTGTGTTGTTGTTTCCCTTGGGTGCGACTTCAGGCGCGGTTGTTTCTGGCTCAAATGAATTAACATCTTTGACCGTAACTGGTGAAACATTCCTTTACAAATTAAAGTCAAACTTATCAAGCTACACCGCACCTATTCGCGTTGACAAAAACAACGGAACTTTGTGGTACGAACACGAACTTTCAATGATCCTTGCAAGTGATTCAAAAGAATTGCGTGCTGAAATTCATTTACTTGCACAAAATGAATGTGTTTGTTTGGTTGAAAACGCTGACGGAACAATCGTTGCGCTTGGTCTTGGCGAAGGTCTTCAGGTTGCTGACGCAAACGAATACACTTCAGGTGTATTGAAAAGCGACCGAAAAGGACACGTTATCGTTTTACGCGGAATGGAAAATGACGAAGTTCCTGACGTTAATTCAACGCTTTACGCTACCTTATTAGGTCAGCAATCACCTTCTATCTAATTTTAACCTACACAATTTTAAGGGGATGGGCGTTGTCCCGTCCCTTTTTTTTGTTTAATTTAGTCGTATGGAATTAAAAAAAGAATTTATCGGTTGCAAATGTTGGTCACCAGTCATGCAACGATACGTCAAAATTGAAGCTGACAAAGGTGAACTTTATTTGTCACTTGGAATTTTAGACATTTACGAATTTGAAAAACCGAACCTTGTAAAAAAAGAGAATGTTAAAAATACAAAAAAACGGAACAACACCGCTGGTGGTGACGGTGACGGAAATGACAACGATACCGAATCCGAATTACTTGTTTGAATTCATTCATGAACAATCGTTCAACACGCAAACGTGTGTCTTGACGAACATTTCACAAGGAATTCCACGATACGATGAATTCGTGTTGATTGACGGCGTTGATGTGTCTTTCATTTACGACGGATTTTATATTTATAACATTTACCAACAATCTTCACCAGCGAATCTTGATCCAGTAAACGCGCAAGGACTTGTTGAAACTGGACGCGCGCATGTGATTGAAGCGGATTCACCGTCTTACGAATACGATTCACCGATTTATTTCAATATATATGAATAACAAAATTACGTCTTTGTCATTTCGCAAGGACTTTCAAAAACCTGAAGAAGAAAAAGACCGTTCACTTGGTTTCGTGAAATGGGGTAAAAAGAACGACTATCCATTTTTCTTGGCTGACCTTTACAACGGTTCAGCTTATCACCAAGGAATAATAAAGAATAAAACTTTTTACATTGCCGGTGGTGGTCTTCAAATCGTTTCAGGAATGGTTCAACCATTCATCGACAACAAATGGTCCGACTTCGACATGAACGAAATTGCTGAACGAATGGCGTTTGACCAAGAATTGTTTGGTGGCTTTGCAATCAAAGGAACTTGGAATAAGGAACAAACAAAGGTTGTGTTGTGGGAACACATTCCGATTGACATGATTCGCGCGTCGGTTGATGAAAGAACCTATTTTATTTCGGATGACTGGACGGCGTTGAATCAATCACCAGAAAAAACGAACCTTCGAATCTTACCAGCTTACGACAAGGACAACCGAACTGGTTCGTTCATTCTTTACTATAAAGAACCGCACCTGAAAGGACGAAAGGAACTTGGTGTTTATCCTAAACCGTCTTATTATGGCGGAATCACGGCGATTCAAACCGACGTGGACATTTCAAAGTTCCACATGTACGAATTGCAAAATGGATTCAAATCCGGGACGCTTGTCAACTTTCCTTCAGGTTATCCAGAAACAACCGAAGAATTGAATCGATTGAAGGAAAATGTCAAAGGTCGTTCACAATCGGTCGAAGACGCTGGTGAAATCATTTTGACATTTAGCAATGGCAAAGACGAATCACCTGAAGTATTGTCGTTGAATGGCAACAATTTGGATCAAAGATATTTGGCGACTGAAAAAAGCGTTCAACAAAACATTCTTGTGGCGCATGCGATTACTTCACCGCAATTGTTCGGTGTTCGTCTTGAAGGTTCATTCAATTCAGCGGAAAGCGGTGATTTATTCAACATTTTCAAATCGACTTATGTGAACACAAAGCAAAGACGAATCGAATGGATGTTGAACTTAATGCTTGAACTTGGCGGTTATGTTGGTGAAGTTAAACTTCGTGACGTTGATCCGTTACCACAAGACGCAACAATCGAACAAGCACCAACAACCGAAGGACAACCAGCAACCGAAGCTGTTGACGTTGCGAAAAGCGCGTTGAATGGCGCACAAATCGCTTCATTGATTGACGTGGTTGCGAAGATAAAAGAAGGAATCTTGACGCCGAATTCAGCGTTGTCGATTGTGTTGGCTTCATTCCCTACAATTGACGAAAGAACAGCGCGTGAAATCGTTGGTTTTCCAGCGACCACGACACCGATTGTTCAATCATGTCACAATAATCAATTCAGCGACGACGAAATAAAGGTGTTCGAACAATTCGGTGAATCGAATGACAAGTTCATCGTGTTACATTCCGAACCGATTGCGTGGGACACACCAAGTGAACAAGTGTTTTCACGAAGTCAACAATTATTCGACAAGGTTGGTGAAATTTCAGCGACGTTGACTGGCGCTGACAAGGACGTTTTGAAATTACTTTCCGACGGTGAATCAAGCGAAGCAATCGCGAAGGCGTTGAACACATCGATTGAAGACGTTGCGAAAAGAATTGCGACGCTTCGTGAACTTGATATTCTCACGAAGGGGGGTGAAGTGAACACGCTGGGAAAGTCCGTAATTGACAACCTTGACATTCCGATTTCAAGGTTCGAAGTTCGTTACACTTACCGAACACGTCCGAATGTTCCCGATCCGATTACACAATCACGCGCGTTTTGCGTGAAGCTTATCGAATTAAACCGAAGTTATT